GCGCGAGAGTTATTCCGGCAGTTGAGAGCTCTGGAAAGTGACTGCACCTTTGATCAAAACAAAGGAGTCGAATTCGCTCAGCGTGAGCTGCAGCAAGGGAAAACGGTTTACTGTGTAGATTTGTCATCTGCAACAGATCATTTTCCTTTGTACTACCAGTTAGAGGTAGTGCGAAAACTCGGCATTCCAGAGCCTGATGTAAGACTTTTCGATACTGTCGCCAGATCGGCTTGGCTTTTGCCAAGGCCCGTAAATGGATATTCAGCTATCGCTTGGACGAAGGGACAACCTATGGGTTTATACCCTAGTTTCCCTGCCTTTGCTCTCTCCCACCATCGTTTATTGATGGATATAGAGGAGGAGTTAGGTGTGAAAGACACCTACAGGATCCTAGGAGATGACATTGTCATCTCCAATGGAGATGTCCATGAGTCTTACAGATCTAGACTGCATGAGCTTGCGTGTCCCGTTAGCGAGAGTAAATGCCTTATAAGCAATACTTTCGCGGAATTCGCAGGCAAGTTAGTGACTGGTGATTCGGAGTATCCGACTTTCAAACATCGCCAAGTAAGTTCTAAGAACTTCTTAGACATTGTCAAGTCTCTAGGGCGTCAAGCGTTAGGCTTGCTTGACTTAGAGCAAAAACGTATTTTAAAGTACGTGGCTGCTCTACCCGAGCCCTGGGGCCTGGGGTGGAATTCCTCAGGTGCCTCCCTTGAAAGTCGTATTCGGGGAAGAGAACTTCTCTTCACCGACAACTTCGATGGAGTTTCGATGCGTTTTTCTAAAACGTGCGAGCTAGATGATGACATAAGTCATCGGAAAGTTGATCCTAAGTCCTACTTCGAATATATCGAATGGGCAGAACAACAGGAGGAGCGTACTAATTATACGTTCCAGGCGAGTTGCGTTCCAATACGCGACGAGCCGACTGTTCAGGATCGAACTCCGGAACCGACCAGGTTCCGAGCCGCATATGAATGGATTGGCATCCTGGAAAGAAATTTCCCAGGAACCAATGCCGGTCTCTTCTCTAGGCTGATGGAATTAGCCGAAGAAGAAGATGAGCGTATCTCAGTAATGAGAAAGGCCCGTTCATATGGTTATTTTGCCGAGACCCCTGGAAAGGGTGATCCACGGCCGGATTTAGTCACCTACTACAATGATATCATTGCTGAGCAGGTTTCTGTTAACCGAGACTTAGGGATTACTCCCGAAGTCGTTAACCGCTTCGAAAAGAAGCGGGAGAAGGAAGAAGAGGAAAGGTGGAATACGCCCCAGAAAGGGGGGCATCCTCCTGCCCGAAAACGTCCTGTCTCACGAAGACCAATAGTACCACCTGAAAAAGGCGGTGGTGGCTTCGAGATCGACTGATGAAGTCGATCGAATTGAGGGGCCGGGTCAAACCGGC